TGCACATTTAGGCATAAAGGATAAGCTAGTTGCTAAGAAACAGGAGCAAACTGACCTGATTCCAACTGCTAACTCTCAAATTACTGAAGCGAATCAATTACTTGAAGATCTAAAGGCTGCTCAAAGTTCTGCTCGAGATAAATTTTATCAAGTGGATGGAGTTCTTGCTCCGCTAAAGAAAGAACTTTCTGAACTAAATGATACACCTGAGTCGACTGATAAGAAGTCTGGCACAACATACATAAATGGAGTAATTTCAAATATTGAATCTGAGATTTCAAAATTATCAGAAGAAAGAGCTAAATTAAGTTCACAATTATCAATTTCTCAAGAGATGGAAGACATTCTATCAGATAATGGAATGAAGCGTGTTCTAATGAGTCAAATTATTCCAATGCTAAATAAGAAAATCTTGAAGACTTCAAAGCTTCTTGAATTTAAGTTTGCATTTGAATTTGATTTAGAATTTAATCCAATAATTACTCACTTAGGAATGCAAATTTCTCCAGACTCGTTATCTGCTGGAGAACAAAAGAAGATGAACTTAATCGTTCTATTGTGTATTTTGGAGCTCTTAAAATTAAAACATCACAAGGTTAATCTATTATTCCTAGATGAAGTATTCTCATCATTAGATGTTGAATCAATCTATAGAGTAGTTGACCTATTGAAAACTTTTGCAAAAAAGTACAACATGACAGTATTCGTAATCTCTCATGATCCTTTACCTGAGGAGTTTTTCGACACAAAGTTAATGGTTGAAAACACCGACCACTTCTCAGACATCAAGTTCTTGTAAACTATTCACGTTTTTTTAGTATATTTTATTTATGATAGTATTTAAAGGCCAGACTTTTGCCGAGTGTTACCGTGACTCGCTAATCAATCTTTTCGAAGATGGTATTGAAAATAATGCCAGAGGCACCGTGAGCAAGGAGTTGCTTGACGTTGCGTTAGTTGTCGAAGATCCAACTCAATGCCTATATCAAAACGATAGGCGAGGTTCTCAAAAGAAGTATATTGCGGCTGAATTTTTGTGGTATTACTCAGGGCGTAATGACGTTAAGTTTATTGCGAATTGGGCTAAGTTTTGGGAATCAATCCAAAACGAAGACGGTTCAGCTAACTCAGCTTACGGCAACCTAATCTTTAAGGTTAGAAATCAGCACAATCTCTCCCAATACCAGTGGGCAATGCAAAGCTTAATCAGCGATCCTAACACGAGACAAGCTGTAATGCATTTCAATATGCCGACTCACCAGTACAATGGAAACAAGGATTTTGTTTGTACAATGTACGCAAACTGCCATATCCGAAACAATAAGTTCTATATGTCAGTTTACATGAGAAGCAATGACGCTGTTTGGGGTACACCAACTGACGTAGCTTTCTTCTGTTCTTTACAGATGCAAATGTATTCTCAATTAAAAAACTTCTATCCAGAGTTAGAGCTTGGTTCGTATACTCACGTTGCAAATTCATACCACGTTTACGATAGACATTATGAATTAGGAACAGCAATGCTAGAGACAGCATTCAAACCAGAAGCACTTCCACACGTTGTCGCAGATCTAGTCGATATCGATGGAGAGCCTAGCCGTAATTTATTAATCTTAATGGATGCGTTATTTGCAAACGATGAGCCGTATCTAATTTTTCAAGATGGTCCAGATATGTTAAAATGGATTCATACAAATGTTTCAAAGAAATAATCATGACGCCAAAGCAACATAAAATAGACCTCGCTTACATTAAGATGGCCCAAGTCTGGGCAGATCTATCTCATGCCACTCGTAAAAAAGTTGGAGCTCTAATTGTTAAAAATAACACAATCATCTCTGATGGGTTCAACGGAACTCCGTCTGGTTTTGAAAATGAATGTGAAGAAGCTATCCATAATGAAGACGGTTCATTTAAAGAATATAAAACCAAATGGTATGTTTTACATGCCGAATCAAATGCATTAGCTAAAGTTGCCAAATCAACACAAAGTAGCGATGGCGCAACCCTCTATATTACATATTCCCCATGCACAGATTGTAGTAAATTAATTCTACAGGCTGGTATTAAACGCGTTGTTTACTTGGAAGAGTATCGTGATACAAACGGCTTGGACTTTTTACGAAGAGCCGGTGTTGAGGTTAAAAAAATCAACATACAAAATGATTGATACTACAAATCGCGTACTTGAAATAGTCTTCGTTAAAGATCTAAAACAATTCGTTCAAGTCCTGCACAAAAAATGCAAATCCGACTATCTTTTAAATGTCAATAAGATAATTAGGGAGAAATTTGAACAAGATATTCTTGTACCAAATAAAATTCAATCTTTCTTAATTAATTACGAAATCAAGAAATTAATTGATAAAGCAGTCAATGTTAGAAACCGCAAATACAGTCGAATAATCTACGTTAACTCAAGTCTGTCAAAGAATACTGTGTTAAACACAATCGACTTTCTATCGAATGCTTATGAAGAGGTTAAATTTGAACCTCTAATAATTGATTTAGAAGAGGACTTTTGCACAGAGCTAAAGATTAAAACAATAAAAAAGGGACGATAAACGTCCCTTTCTAGTATTCAATAAGTTTTAAAAGATTAAGCTCCTTCTTCAGTATTCTCTTCTTCACCTTCTTCGCCTTCTTCCTCTTCTTTGCACATTTTTTCAATTGCTGCACATAATAGGTCGCAAACTTCTTCTTTTTCGATTTCCATTTTCTCGCAAATGTCATCAATTAAATCTTGAAGATCGTCTCCGAATTCTTCCATTAATTTTTCCAATTGCTCCTCGTCTACTTCGTATCCAAGGTCTACATTTTCATCATCTTCTAAAGGTTCTTCAGCTTCGTTAAATTCATAGTTTTCATTTACGAATTCTTGGTATCTTGCGATCTTTCCTTCTTCAACTGCATCAGTTGTTGCGATAGTTGGTTTAGCGTACATTTGTGTATAAGGTTTTTTCTTTGCTGTTTTATAAACGATATCGCTGGAAAATCCTTTCCAAGCAGAATCATAATTTGGGTTGAATCGGCCTCCTTCAGCATTAGGATCGCGCTCAACAACTCTTTGATATCCATCTAGAGATTTTCTCTTTGATTTATCGAAATCTTCTTTTTCAGAAGGACCACCGAACGCAGGTTTCTTTGGGTTTGTCCATCTTTCTAGAGAAGGATTATCTCTGCGTTTTACGTTAAACATGTCCATGTCTTACTTTAGTATTTTTATTGACCAATACGAGTTTCAACGTAACGATCCGCTACGAATCCAATTGTAAGATCGGCAATTTTATCGTCTGCATAACTTAAGGTTTGCTCTGTAAATTTCTCAGTATCTATGAAAACTGGAGAGAAAACAAACTCTCTAAAGATTACACCAGAACGGTTGAATTGAGTTACTTGAATTACTGCTGGACTAGCAACAGTACCTGCGTAATCTTTTTTCAATCCTTGCGCACCAGTCATTGGATCATAGATCAAATTAGACCAAGCGCGGAATGCGTTATAAATGTAATTATCGTTATCGTCATTTAAGTTCAATTCAAATGCAATCTTGAATTTAGCTAACGTTGTTGTAGGTTTAGCAGCAGCGTAAGCTCTTTCAGAGAATTTGAATCTCTGTGTTTGCAAAGCACCACCGGCGTTACCGTGAAGTTCTGGAAGTCCAGTAACCGTCTTAACGTGTTCTAGAGTTAGATTATTGTTAAATCCAATTTTTGCAGAGACAGCAGGTGGAGGCGTAATAATTACTTCAAACTGATTTAAGTAAATCGGTTCATATCTTCCTGGACCTGCGGTTGAGTTTTTAAAATGTGGTAGACCAGCCATCTTGTCTTATTTTTTTAATTTATTTATTCGAGAGTTTCGCAGTTTATCGCGGACCGACCGGAGTTGGGTCAGCTTTTTTGTTAACCTCATTCTTAATTTCGGTGAATTCGCGCTCCTTTGCGCCGGAACCCTTTAAGCTTTTAAGTGCTTTAAACACCCAGTCTTCGTCTTCTGCATCCTTTCCTTTTGGAACAACTGAATTTTCGCCAACGGTAAATGATAATTCAATCGAAGGCAATACTTCAGCTAAGAGATTCTTTTGAACTCCACCGCCTTCGCCTTCAACTGTAAAATCTGAATAACTGAATTCAATTGTGTCTCCCATAATACCGCCAAATTTAACTATTGCTTTAATTTTGCTAGAGTTGTCAAGATTTTCATCTCCGACCATCTTAGTTATATTATTGGTTGCACGATACTGAATAGTTACTCCGCTTCCGCCTTTTTCCTGAACATCAATGAATCTCATTCTATCAGCAATCACATGAACAGAATAACTTCCATTAAATGCAGGAGTCTTCTCTGGATCCTTAGGCTCATCTTTCTTTGGCTCGTCATTAGTTATCTCATCTTCAGGTTCTAGTGAATCCTGATCATCCTGAGTTTTATCTATGACAGCTGGCAGTCCAGGCTTTTGGAAAACTGCTGGTAAATTCTTATCATTACCGGCAGGCAATGCTAGAGTTTCGTTTGTCTTCTTTGTTAGCTTAGAATCAATTACTGCATTAATCTCTTTAAGTAGATTAATTAACTTATCGGCGCTTGTGTACTTGTAATAAGTTGCAAGAGCAGAAGCCTTTGTAAACAATAAGTCCGGATAAATGTCAGTAGTATGCAGTTCAATATCTTGAGCATTCTGATCCCAATGAGGCTGTCCGCCGTTTCCGGGATTGGTCCACTTAATATTAAAGCTTATGTATGACTCTGCAATTACGCCGTTTCCTATCATTTATTAGCCGATTTCTTTATCTCCGCGGAATTCTTTTCCACGATTTGCTTTTTTCTTATCTGGATCAACTGTTTTATAGTTAGCCCAAATTTCGTTGTAAATACGGCAAGATGCTCCCATGAAATTAACGATACCTACATATTTCTTGCGATCATCACCTTTCATTTTTGAAATCTTCTTACCGATTGAACGAGCATCATCTAAATCAAGTTCTTCCTCGTCAGATTTTCCAACCAAGTCCTTAAGCGAATTTGCTTCGTACATATACGATTCAAACGTTGGATGCACGTGTGGTCCTCGTGGGCCCATTGGATCCAGGTCAATATCTTCTGATTCAATATCAGCAGATCCACCCATTCTTTTTATTTGAGCAAGGCCTTCTTCCTGAGAGTTTACTGGAATCAAAGTGTTTTGACCAACTACATAGTAGCCGTCTTCGCGCTCTTCAATTCTCAATGGTCCAGACAGATCGAATTCCATGCCATCACTAAATTTAAGTTTTGACATAGTTAACTGATTTATTTAGGCATCTTTGCCATAGCTGGATCAACTTTCTTGTTGATAGCTTTACCTTTGATAACAAGCTTAGAGATCTTAGGATCAACTTCTTTCTTAGAAGCAGTTCCACGACCCTTAGGCATATCGGCCATTTCAGGTTTCACCATTTTATTAGAAGCAGAACCACGACCCTTAGGCATATCAGCCATTTCAGGTTTTACAGTTTTACTGATTGCTCTACCTTTTCCAACAGGAAGTGCAGACATCTCATCATCAACTTGTTTTGTAATTCTTTTGCCTTTAGCTGGAGCGCCTTTAGCAAGATCTTGATTCGTTTTCTTTTCAAAAAGATACTCTTCGTAGCTTAAAACTGATTTCATGTGAATTTTGTTTTTTTGTAATTTCTTTTTTGCTAATCCTAGCTAGGTTATTTATTAGTGAAAGTCGGCTAAAAAAGAAAAGGCTCCCTTTTGAGGAGCCTTTTACTATGAATAATCTAGTTAAGATTAAGCTGCGTATCCAGTTGAAGGAGCAACAGAACCAGTCAATACTCCTAGGCCAGTTACTTCCATAGTGATGTATTGTGTTTCTGGGTGCCATCCAGCTTCCGTGATAGCATAACGAGATTTCATACCAATTTTCGGAGAGAAAGTACCCTCTGCAATTGTTTGAAGACTCTCAGCCATGATATATGGAAGGAATTTAACACCTGGCTCTTCGTCAGCGCCTTTACGTCCGATGTGGATGCGGTTGTCGCTGAATTTCAAGTTAGGATCTACGTATACAGTTAAACCGTGTACTTTACCAGCTGGGTAAAGTTGACCAGGTCCTGAAGGAAGATCGTTATTGAATGGAGCAAAAGAGTAACCAGCAACGTCAGCAAGAGCTGAAGCTACACGGCCGTTAGTAACGATGTATGTACCAGCACCGAAACGACCTCTGTGATAAATCAAGTTAGCCATTTCAAGGATTTTAGTAACAACACGACGTTGTAGAGTTGAGATGTTTTCGAAACCTGAACCGATCGTAAGATCTAAGTTAACGATTCCAGCGCCTTCAACTGCTTCTAACGTAGTTTTATGAGTTTTACCTAAGTTAAATACTCTGTCAACTAATTTTTTGTTGATACCTTGTGCAAGTTCATTAACTGCTACGTTCTCTAACATAGAGATTACGTCGAAATTCCAAACTCGGTTAAGATCTTGGATTTGCTCAACAGTTGCAGAGATTGCTACTTGGTCTCCTTTTGCCTCAATGAATTTCGTAAACATACGAAGACCCATTTGACGGAATTTAGAAGCTTCAGCAACTTCACGAGTCATACCGTCGTAGTTAACTTGAGAACCAGTAGAACCTAAGAAAGGACCATCGAAATCAACGTCAGCTTCAGTTGTAGTTGAAGTGAAACCTGAAATGTGGTTTTCTAAAGCAGATACTAGAGCTGCAGTTTGAGTAGTCAAAGACTTAGTGTAAGCGTGAGAAGCACCATTAACTGTAATAGTTGTGAAAGTTTCACCGTTAGTTACGAAATCATTGATTGTCTTAGTCTCATCGCCAGTTGTGTTAACTACTTTAAACATAGCTACTCCATCAATACGTGAGAATCCGATGAATGATAAGTTCAATACGTCTCCACCACCTAAATCGATCTTAGAAGTATCACCAGCTACGAAAGAAGCTAGAGTACCTGTAGAAAGAGTAGTAGTTTTAACGAAACCGTTGATTTTGATTACGAAAGGCTCGTATTGTTTGTCAACGTTACCACCTTGGTATACGTAATCCAAATAAGGTAAGAAACCTACTGGAGAATCCATAGGAACTACACCAACTAGATCGAAACCTACAGTTTTAGCAGCTACTTGAATAGCGATAGGTAACAAGCTTGGGAATTTATCACCAGAACCAGCTACGTTATAGCTATTTTTTGCACCATTTGTGAATGGAGTCATTGAAGAAGTTGGAGCAGAGATTGCACCCATTGCAGATACTGAACCTGGTTGTTGTAAGAACAAACCTGGAGCAGTGCTCTCGTTTAATGAACCTGCGTTATCAAAGATTGCGTGGTTGTGAGCGTAATCTACCAACCAAGGGCGAGATTGTACGTTTGCACCATAACCTTCTAATACTGGGGTCCAAGTTTCCGTAACTGAAGCGTCATTCAGTCTTTTGAAAATTTTTGTTGCCATTTTATTAAAAATGTTTTTTTAGTTTTGTGCTCTTCTTTTGAGAGCGTCTAGATAGCTATTTGAATAACCTCTTAGACTTTCGTTTACTTGTACTAACGATATGTAGCCCTCTTTACCTTGGCTTTCGTTAATTGTTTGATTATTTATATTATTTGCTTGCGCAATTCTTTCATTTACTGTTCTAAGATCGCGAGAATCCCAGAATGCTTTAGCTTGATAAGGAGTGTTGATCACTTGAGTAGAAGCTTGAGCAGCCATCCAATTACGTTCAGCATCATTCATACTTTCAAATACTGTTTTGTATTTTTCTGGCATGAAACGAACGTAAGCTGGAGTGTTTTCCGTTTGTTTATTCATTACTGATTCCATGATATTGATAACTTCACCTTCAGTAAAGAAGATAGCGCCTCTCATAGTTTCAACGATTGCTGTTTTAGTATCAGCATCCAAAGCATAGAATTTTTGCTTGTTAGATTCACTAAGAAGTTTCAAGAAAGGATATTTGTTTTCAAGAACTGCATTCGCTGAATTAGATTTGATATGAGATAAGATACCGTCAACTGCGTTAGCTAATTCATCAACTCCTGAAGCATCTGTAACTTCGTAGCTTGCACTTTCGTTAAGTTTCTTAACGTCAGATAACAATCTGCGAGCTTTGATATTTGTGTTTGGAGTAATCTTTTCATTCATTGTTTCAGCGATGTACTCAGAATAAGCAATTCCTTTCTGTACGTTTTCGCCAAGATACTCAGAATATTTGATTGCTGCATCTAGGTTTTCAGCTAAGTAGTTTGCAAATTTAATACCTTTTTCAGCATTCTCTGCAACGTATTCAGCGTATTGAATTCCTTTGTCAACGTTCTGAGCTAAGTAGTTTGAGTAAGCAATATTCTTCTCAACGTTTTCAGCAACATACTCGCCGTAATTGATAGATTGGTTAACTTTCTCTCCTAGATAATCAGAGTATTGAATGTTTTTCTCAACTTTTTCTGCTAAGTAATCACCGTAATCGATAACGTTGTTAACTTTTTCTGCAACATGCTCAGTATATCCAATACCTTTATTTAGCATGGTTGAAAGGTAGTTTGAATACTCAACCATTTTTTCCATTTCACTTGCTAAGTAATTTACATACTCAACTAGTTTTCCAGTTTCTGGTGATTCATTGCTATTTTCATTAAGAGAGCGAATTCCAGCGTTGTTTTTCGAAAGGTTTTCTTGAAGAGCATCGAATTTCTTCTTAACCAATTGCGAATACTGGTTCATTTCTTCTCTTGATACAAAGTCATTAGCCATTTGCTTATTATTATTTTGTTGTTTAGTGATTTCAGAATTATTTATTCTATAGATCTTTACAGAATCTTCAAATGAGAAGCTTTCTGATATATCTGTTAACTTATTTGTGATGGAAGTTGTCTTAATGCCGTCCAAAGACTCAAAAAGTACAGAAAAATTGTCCCTTAAGCTCTCAGAAACCTGAGTTAGGGAAGCTTGTGAGAATCCTGGTTCAGCAACGATATCGTAAGTAAAGATTTTTTGAATCTTAACGACTCCGCTCTCGTTTACGTTACCTGCTGCTCTTGATGAAGTTGAGATTGTACAACCTGACTCAACTAGAGTCTTTGCAATACGACCACATGGAGTATCAAGAACTTTAAGTTTAATACGAACAGTATTTGAAGGTTCGTCATAAGTAAGAGCTTCAACCACGTGAGAAACGTTCTTTAGGGAAACGTCAAAACTTTGTGGATGGTCTAACTCTCCGAATAACTGACCCTTTTGGATCTTCTCATTTAGATATGAAAGATGAGGCAAGTACTCTTGCTTCTCATAGATACGATTGTTCTCGTTCTTTTGTCCAAAGACTGCACAAATACCCTCAAGGATAATTGAGCCATCGTTTGATTTTGAAACGTTCAACGCTTCGTTAACTCGCTCGATGATGAATAATTGACTATCATCGAAGCCAGTCTTTAGTAAGTTTGTTTTAGCGCTAGTCAACTTGTATAAGACTTTTTTGTTATTTATATAGCGACCTATCGGTTAAAATAGACAGCTATACTAACATTATTTATCAAAGCCTTTCAGTAATTCTTTAAGCGTAGTTAACTCTTCTTCAGATAATTTAGATAGATCAGGTTTATTTACCTTGATCTCAAATATAAAAGAGCCGTTTGTCCCAGCTGGCGTAAATAATCCATGGTCAGGAATTCTAACTCTAATATCTGATAAACTATTTACAGTTAGTGATTTTATGCGATATTTTTTACCCAGGGGATTTTCCAAGATAATTTCGTCTGAAAATAAGACATCTCTGAGCTCAACATTAGTTGTCTGAACAATATCAAAGTCTTTAAGTTGCAGCCCCTGTAGATCTATAATTATTCTAACTATTAGATCCCCAGATACGCTATTTTGCCTAGCCTTTCCAAAAAAGTCAGACCGTTCAAAGACCTGGCTAGAACCGGCTCCCTTAATTCTAAGAATAACTGCATCAACTGATCCGCCAATCTTTGTGATAGGGTATGCAGTCTTACTCAAGTTAACCTTTATCTTATAAGACTTATTATCAAATGATGATTTATCAAGGCCAGATTTTGAAATTTGATATTCTACTGTGAATTCAACGCCTGCCATTAGTTCGCTTAGCGAAAACTTACGGTCCCTTACGATATTTAGATGAGACGGATCAAATCCATTAAAAGAAAAGTCATGAAATGTTGTGAAATATTCGTTAACTGATCCGCCATTTAACGTCCGATCATAGTCGGCTCTTTTATTTGAATCTCCGAGTGTTTCGTAAGCTTCAACTATTTTCTTAAAGTGCTCTTCTCCTTCCGGGTTTCGGTCGGGGTGATACTGTTTAGTAAGTTTGCGGTACGCCTTTTTAATTTCATCAGAATCAGCATTCTCTTGAATCTCAAGGACTTCATAATAATTTTTCAAAATAGATAAATCTGAAATAGTATTTCTAGTATAATACTATTAAGTAGATAATGGTTTACCTTAACCTCTGCTAAAAAAATCCGCCATGTGAAACCAGCCATATTTACCTATTACAACAAAGCCGTCGAGTCAGTATTCTTTGACAATATTGAATCCTTGATTAGAAATTCAGAACCGAATGCCTATTCAAAAATTATTATCTGTACAGAAGAAGAATTACCAAAGGCAATAATCTCTAAACTTAGGAGAGTTATGCCAATTGTAAGAACTTATCCAAATAGCCTATCTCAAAATTTATTAGATTTAGCGAAAGGCCCAATGTTTGTAAATCCTCTACTCTTGAGCGCATTTTCGCAATACGATCAAACTCTTACAGTATTTGATTCTTCAATATACGTAACCTCTGCTGTAACAAATTCAAATTTTCAAAACTGGTTCTATCAATCACATCATGGCAAGATAAGTCATCAACTGTTTAAGATAACGCCGACTATCCAATTGTATCAGAGTGCGCGTGCATTTATGAGCTCAATGAAGCCAAGCGATCCAGACAGCCTAAACGTATTTAGTTACTTTATTATAAACTGTCAATTACTGGCAACCAAGCATATTGTACCAGAAAAGTTAATTTTTTCAAATCCAAAACCGGAAGATGTAATTAAATTGAATAGGCTCGTTGCAATTTCAACAATAAATCCAGTAGCCTCTCCGGAAAGGATTCGCGAAATCATAAAGACCCGTGCGGACCTATTGAGTTCACAAAAGCCTAGGCTTCTCTCAGCAATAATTTCAAAATTTTATAACTACATTGATCAACTGTCTTCGCCTGACGAGTTTGAAGATGATGGCAAAACTTACATGCCTAGCACGCTAATCGTTGAAGTTCCGACAAATGATCCAACTTCTGCTGGCATTTCTCGAATGTTAAGGCTTGCAGTTGAACTACCTCATTCAAATACAACAGCAGGCGGAATAACTGAGACTCTAAAACTTGCAAAGAAAATTCCAACTTCACCTCTAATCAGATTTCAAAGAATTACTGGAAGTTATCCTATCGACCTTGACCTACACTGGACAGTCGGTCTGCCGGATAACACTTTTCCAGAATGTGATGCCTGCATAACATATTCAGATAATCCATACCTAAATCAGCTAGTTAGTTTACCTCAAGTTGATAAAGTTATTCTGTACATGTTATCATACGGCATGGCAATCGATCGAGAACGCGCAAACGTTTTAAATCCAGACGTAATAGTCACATGTTCAACCAAAAAACTTGAAGAAGCAATTGCAAAAGAAGGAGTAAAAGTTCATAGAATCGGATTTGGTTTAGATATGGATCACATGTATGTCGACCCAAAAATTAAACGCAATAAGTATTTAGCTCTACTCTATCACCCATCATTGGCTAAACGATATGATTTAGGTGTAAAAATTGCAAACGCACTCTATTCAAACGGAACGATTGATGGAGTAATAACAGTCGGTTCATCAGTTAATTACGACATGCACAAGCATCCAATTGGACTCGTTAAACATTATCCGAATGCAAAACCAGCAGAGGTTAGAGCAGTTTTTAATCAAACTCAATGTTTTTTAATGCCATCAATTACTGAGGGTCTAAATCTTACACCAATTGAATCTACTCTATGTGGATGCCCAGCAATTATTTGTGACGGCGCAATCAATGAAATATTTTATGAATCTCAAAACTGTAAAATTGCAAGAATTGATAATGAATCACAAATGATTAATTTAGCAACTGATATTATTCAAAATTTCGATTTGTACTCTGAAAAATTCATGACCGATATGCAGGCAAGAGTTGCTGAAAATACTTGGGAAAATGTTGTTAAAAAATTAAATGAACTAATATAATGACCAACGTAATAATTATCCCAGTTCACAATCAAGTATTTCACCTAAAGGCTTGTATTGAAAGTATTAAGAAACATACAAAGAATTATTCTCTAATAATAGTCGACGACGGCTCAACTGATTATGAGACGGTTAAATGGATCGATGATTTACCTGATAAGATATTGATTCGTCATACTAAAGCAATGGGATTCTCTAAAGCATGTAATGACGGAATCGACTATGCTATAAAATATCTAGACTTTAACATTTTATGTTTGCTAAATAGCGATACCGTAATTGTTACGCCAGACTGGTTAGATAAAATGGAGACAGAATTCAGTAAATTTGATAAGCCTGGGGTTGCAAGTGTTGTTAGCGATAATGCAACAACTCAAACAATACACAATCCTGCGAAATATTTAACTCAAATCGATACTAAACCGACCTTTAAGTCCCAACTAATTCATGGATTCTGTTATTTCATGAGCCGCGAAGTCATCTTAACTCTCGGCAGATTTGATGGAGACCTATTTCCACATTACGGCAGTGAAGACGATTATTCGTTAAAATGTATAAGAAACGGGTTCACAAATTTCGTAGTCGGCAGCATCTTTATTAAACACAATGCTTCGACTAGCTATTCAGCGGAACGCCGAGAAGCCTTAATTGCAAAAAGCGTGCCGGCTCTATTAACCAGATGGACTCGGCAGTACGTTAGCGAATGCATAAACAGAAGTCTTCACATTCAAAAAATGCTAAACGAAAATGTATGATATAAATCACATATCCATGCAAGAATGGGCAGACCTAGTTAAAGAATATGCCAACTTTGAACCTCAATCAATCATGGATATTGGGGCAATGGATGGAGCGGATACTGAAACTCTAGAATCAAATTTTAAAACAGGTAACGTTTACATAATTGAACCTCACCCAGTTCTCTATTCACGAATTTGCAAAAATCGGCCAGAGTTCAAGAGCTTTAATTTTGCAGCGTCCAACCAAACCTCTGAACTCGAATTCAATACTATCAATATTGAAAATTCAAACTTGGGGATCTCTTCATTATATGAAAGAGTTGACGATTTAAGTTGGGCCTTGCCTAGTCAATTTGACAAGACCTCAGTAAAGTCAATGCGAATGGACGAATTTATGGAGTCTCAACAGATTGATACAATTGATCTACTTAAAATAGATGTTGAAGGACACAGCTTTGAAGTATTAAAAGGATTTGGCGAACGTCTTAAATCAATCAAATGTATTCACATAGAAAATGAACATACTGAGGTCTGGAAAAATCAAAAACTATATCCAGAAGTAGAACCTATTCTGGTAAATAATGGATTCGTAATGCTCTCAATTAAAGTCGGATGGCCTCAAACTGACTCAATCTGGATTCAAAAAAACTGTTTAAAATAATAATTTAATATGATTAACATGACCTACATTTACGATGAGTTTATGCACAAACTAAAAACTCAAGAAAATTTTTCTCTTGTGAGATACGGAGACGGCGAATGGGCTGTAGCTTTAAGAAAGGAGCCAACATATTCCATAATTTTAAGAAGGTTTGAAAAGGTAGACGGCCTAATCAGATCAGGAGATACAATGCTTGACATTATAAAGTCTGGTCCCAAGTATTATTTTGGTCTTCAAAATCTTGCGCTAAGCCTTTGGCCTGAAGATATCGAAAGCGCTATTCCAGATGGGGTCAATGTGATAAATGCAGATATGCTACACAGACTATCTGAAATGGGTTCTCTTGGAGACTTCTTTGATGTTTTAAAAACTCGAGAGCTTATCCTATTGGGGCCAGAATACCTTAAGAACCTAAATTTCTTAACCTTTGATCACGTTATTTCGCCTGATCCAAATTCTTGGGATTATTGCGATGAGCTGCAGGCTCAAATTGAAGAAAAACTTGCAGGTAAAACTAATCCAGTAATTCTCTATTCGGCAAGCATTGCTGCTAAAATAATTATCGACCGTATGTACAATAAGTATGGCGAAACGATAACTCAAATTGATACAGGTTCTCTATTGGATCCTTACGCTGGGGTCCATACTCGAGAATACCATAAAACTGTATTGGAAAGACTTGCTTCACAGAAAAACTAAGATGAAATTAGCTGCAGGATATGTCGTATTTGACGGATTGGAGACTCTTAGGGCGTCCCTAGCGTCAGTCAGAAATCAGGTCAATATAATTATTGTCTCATACCAACGGGTTTCCTGGGGAGGAACTATGGCGAAACCTGAGCTGATCCCAACTCTCAATGAATTAAAAAAAGAAGGGCTAATTGATCATATTATTGAGTTCACGCAGTTTAGACCAAGTAATCTAAAAACGCCAGACTCTGTAATTCAGGCCAAATCATTTGAGCTCAATAAGAGACAGAGTTGCCTTGATCTCGCACGTAGTCTTGGAGCAACACATTATCTTTCAATGGATGCTGACGAATGCTATCGAGATTCTGAATTTGCATGGGCAAAGGCTGAGATTGAGACTCACTCACTTGATGCAACTGCTCTACACTATATTAACTACGTTACTCCAACTCTGCACAGAGGTCATTCGCGCTGGAAAATTCCATTCATCTATCGAGTTACTCCAACTTGTAGACATCATACTCTACAGCAAATATTTTCAGGAGTTGATCCAACTCGAGGTATGATAGACGACTCTTATCGCAAGAGTCGAGTATTTGAAAGGGATATAATCTCAATGCACCACATGGAAATGGTTAGGCACGATATTGAGGCCAAGTACCATGCATCAAGCAGATTCTTTCCAAATCGAGAAAACCTAAATATTTTAGCGAATGATGTGGTTGAGGCCCAAAGAACTGGGTCTCTTAAATTTACCGGGCCTCATCTTGGAGATGACGATCCCAAAGTAAGTAAATCCTTAATTGAGTGTCCAAACGAATTTGGGATAGACTTTTAGTCTGACGCGATTGTAACGTGTTTTGCTAAGTACAGGGAGGCAGCATTCTGCACAGTTGCAAGAGTTGCGCCTGGCGTAGCTGGCATT